ACAAGGGTTATTTATACACCGGCCAGTGAAACCGTTGGCTCAGATACTTATGAGTTTGGTGTTAGTGACCAAGGATCAACAACTTACCCGCGCTTAGAAATTAGCGGATTAACTAAGGACAGTTACACATTATTTAAAGGGGTGATTGATACATTTTCAGCATCATCACAAGCACTAAATGGCAGTTTGACTACGCAGTTTGCCCATTGGTCAAAACCATACCCATCACGCACCTACAACCAAAACGAATTTACCACCATAGTGGATGCTATTACTGACGTGGTTTATTGGGGTCAGCAAAACATAACATGATGACTAATTGCTTTACCGTTGTTGTTAATTATTTGAATATTAGATATGTTTTGCCGCGTGTATGGAATGACTATACGATTGATATTAGTAATTTAGATGAGTTTGTTAAGAACGAAAAACGGCATTTAGCTAAGAAAGAACATATCAATTTTTTTAGAAGTTTTTGCTCAAAAGTAAATAACCCTAGAAAAGATGATATTGTTCTTACTAAAAAAACGGTTGGTGTTGTTATTAATCAATTTACTTACTGGGTTTATAGCGAGGATTTAGGCCAAGTGGTACATAAAAAACTGGACAAAAAGTGTTTAGTTATGAGAGTTGATTGTGGGTGACAAGGTTAAATTAATTGTTGGTATCGCACTTATGATCGCTGCTCCGGGAATTGGTGCTTGGGCAGCCGGTGGGGCATTTGCGTGGGGTGCTACCATTGCCAGTTTGTCGGGCATTGCATTGGCCACAGCTATTGGTGTCACATTGGTTGCTGCATCAATTATAGGTAACTCATTAACTGCTGATATTGGCGATACTGTTGGTGCTGATGCGTATGCTGGCATGAAATTACAAACACAAAAATCTAATATTAATCCCGTGCCTCAAGTGTTTGGCTTTAACCGTTTAGCCGGCAATATTATCTATCAAACAACCAATGCGGCGATTAACTCAGATTCGACAGCTAATGGATATAACCGAGATTTTTGGGCAATCATTGTTATTGCAGGCCACACCATTGAAGATATAACAGGCATTTATAGTAATCAAACGGCCATGACTTCATTAGGGTCAAATAAGTTTGAAACAACTTACGTCCATGTCAAATGGTACGATGCTGCATCGACAGCAACCGATGTGCAGGCGGTTGATTTTGTCACTAATGCAAGCGGTGCAACCTCAACGGGTGCAACTCTTAGCCTAGATAGTGTGGATATACCCGCAAATACTGCATTTTTAGCAGTGCATCAAGTGTTTGATGGTGATGAAAATAAAAATACGCAAATGGCTAATTTGAATGTTTTAATAAAAGGTAAAAAAATAAGAACCGTTACCAATTCAACGACAATTAGCACGGCAGAAACATACACAACTAATCCGGCAGAAGTAGTATTAGATTTATTAACTGATGGTCTTAGTATTGCGGATGCTGATATTAATATTGCCTCATTTTATACCGCCAAAACCAACTGCACAACTAATGGCTGGAATGTCAATGTTGCAAGTATTCAGCAGGCCAATATCCAATCAGTTATTCAAGATGTTTTGGCTACTTGTCGTGGGCAAATTGTTCACTCAGCTAATGAGTGGAAATTAAAAATTGACAGTAAATCACAAACAGTGGTTGACACCTTAACAGATGATGATTTTATTAACAATAGCTTAAATATATCAATGAAAGGCAACCGAGATATTGCTAATAAGATTATTTTCAAATACGTCAACCCTGATGATGAATGGTTATCTGCACAAGTGGGGGCAAACATTAGAAAAAACACTAGATGCAAAGGGCGTGACTGATGCAACGCAAGCTGGTGAATTAGCAGAAATTGCATTAAATGCAATGCGATACACTGAAAACTCATCAGGCACTAGGGTTAAACAAACACCACTGGCTTTGTCATTTGCAACTACGGTTAAAAATGCACATTTAGAGGTGGGTGATGTAGTCACTATTAATAGTGATCTATTAGATAGAAACCGTAATTTTATTATCTTATCGGTTGAAACAGACCAATCAGGTTTAATACAAATTACAACAAGGGAATATGCGGAAACGCATTATAAAAATAGCTCAGGCACTTATTTAATTTAGAGGTTAAAACATGGCAATCACAACAAGGGCAGGAAAAGGATCAGCACTCACACATACAGAGATGGATACCAATATATCGGCAATCCCAGAAAAGACTTCGGCAACTGGTGTTGTTAAAGGCAGCTCAGGTACTACCGCACAAAGACCGGCAACAGCGGTAGCCGGTTATACCCGTTTTAACAGTACAACTGGTAGGCACGAAACTTACTCAGGCAGTGCATGGATTGAGGATGTAAACACAGCAGAAACATCTACATCAGGTATGGGGTTTGTTATTGATGAAGATGGTATGGGATCAGACTCAGCTACTAAAATACCAACGCAGCAATCAGTTAAGGCTTATGTTGATGCTCAAGTTACTGCCAGTGATCTTGACTTCCAAGGTGACTCAGGTGGTGCATTAAGTATTGATTTAGATGCTGAAACATTAACCATTGCCGGTGGTACGGGTTTAACCTCAGTGGGTTCAGGTAATAGTGTAACTGTTAATATTGATGCAACGGTGACCACATTAACTGGCTCGCAAGCATTAACCAATAAGACCATTGATGTTGATAATAATACCGTGTCAAATATTGAAGTTGACAACCTTAAATCAGGTGTTTTAGATACTGATTTAACCAGTGTTGCAGCAACTGACACCACCTTGCCATCGGCAAAAGCGGTTAAAACTTACGTTGATGCCCAAGTACAATCCAAGGATGCGTTAAGTGAATTGTCCGGCACGTTAGATGATATTACTGATGGCACAACTTATAAAAAATATTCGGCCACGGAAAAAACCAAACTAGCAGGCATTGAAACGTCAGCAACCGCTGATCAAACAAATGCTGAAATTAAAACTGCTTATGAAGCTAATGCAGACACTAATGAGTTTAGCGATGCAGAGCAAACCAAACTAGCCGGCATTGCTACCAGTGCAAATAACTACGCTTTACCAACGGCAGCAGCATCAACACTGGGCGGCGTTAAAGTCGGCTCAAATTTAAGCATAGATGGGTCGGGTGTTTTATCCGCATCACCTTTGGCATTAACCACAGTGCAAACCGCGGCAAGCCAAACAGCGCAATTAGCACTCACAGCACAAGAGGGTGATGTTGTAGTTAGATCGGATGAAAATAAAAGCTATATGCATAATGGTGGCACAGCCGGAAGCATGGCCGATTACACATTGTTATCAACGCCAACCGATGCCGTATTAAGCGTTAATGGATCAACGGGTGCAGTTACCCTTACGCATGATGGGTTTAGTGATTTTGTGGCTAATGAGCATCTTGATTGGACGGCTGATCAAGGCAGTAAAAATATTCATGCCGGCAACTATACTGATACTAACACCACTTATAGTGTTGGCGATGGCGCACTGAGTGAAAAGAACTTTACATCCACATTAAAAACCAAACTAGATGGCATTGAAACCAGTGCTGATGTGACCGATGCAACTAATGTATCTAGTGCCGGTGCTTTAATGACAGCAGGCGGCACACTAACTGGCAACCTAAACCTAGGTGATAACGTCAAGGCACAGTTTGGTGCTGGTAATGATTTAGAGATATATCACAGTGGTAGTGACTCTTATATTAAAGATGCTGGTACTGGAAAATTAAGAATACTTGCTACTGACTTCAATTTAAGCAATGCTGGTAATACAGCTGATTATTTAGCTGCGGTTGATGGGGGTGCTGTTACAGTAGCTTATGCAGGTTCAACTAAACTAGCCACAACCTCAACAGGTATTGATGTTACTGGTAGTGTTACTTGTGATGATATTATTCTTAATAACACAGCAACTATTGACTTTCCTAGAACTGCTGGTGTAGCCTCTCTTGATTATACAGATGGCAGTCCTGCTGCTATATGGATGAGTGCTGCTACTACAACTAATTACTACCAACCACTAATAGGTGTTGGTGAGGGTACGGGTACCTTTACAGCTGCTATTAGTTCAGTTGATAATGGGGGGGGTGCTGCTCAAGGACTAGCATTTCATACTGGTGATACTAATGCTATCACTGAAAGACTACGCATAGACTCATCTGGCAACGTAGGTATTGGGACTTCGTCGCCTGCAAGTGTTCTAAATATTAAGACTACAAAGGTTGTAGCACTTTCTACAGAAGCTAATTTCTTAACGCTAGGATTAACAA